GCTATTTCTCAAGAGAAAATTATTGAAGAAATTTTATCTACAGTTGTTAAAGAAACCTTTAGTTTTTACCACTATAATGAAGGGCTTAAGGATGTTAAGAAAATTGTAGATGCTAATTTTAAAGGAAAGCATTTTTCAAAAAGAATTTGGAGTAACGAAAAAAATATAGCTAATCATTTACATAGAAAAGTAAATGATTTTCTAAAAGGTAAGGTAAATGTTAATCAAATTAGAAAAGATATTGAGAAAACATTTAATACTAGTGCTTATAACAGTAAAAGGCTAGTAGAAACAGAGGTGTCCAGATGCTCCAGCAGTGCTTTTGATAGGTATTGCAAAGAAGTAGGAGTAAAAAAAGTTAAATACAATGCTACTTTAGATAATAAATTATGTGATGACTGTGGCCAGTATCACGATAAAGAGTTTAATCTTAAAGATAAGATAGAATTGCCAAGGCATCCTTGTTGTCGCTGTTTCTACACCATCGAGGAATGATTAGGAGGATTTAATTATGAAAAAATTATTTATATCACAGCCCATGAGAGGTCTTACGGATGAAGAAATTTTAAATACTAGAGAAGAAATTCGTATGAAAGCAGAAAAAATTATAGGAGAACCAGTTGAGTTAATAGATTCATTTATTAGCGATTATCCTGGTGAAATTAATAAACACATTCCAGTTTGGTATTTAGGTAAATCAATACAACTTCTTTCACAAGCTGATGTCGCATATTTCGGAGGAGATTGGAGAAATGCAAGAGGTTGTAAAATTGAACATGAAATTGCTAAAGAATATGGAATAGATAGACTGGAAGATTAGAGGAGGAAAATTATATGAATGAAAAAGAATTTTTAGAATGGTGCAAACAAGAGGTGCGTGACTATACTAATAGGCATTTAGATAAAACAGATAAAAAGGAAATTACAACAGATGATGTATTTATGGTGTGGTGCTGTAAAACGCTACAAAATAATAAAGCGCTACTTAGTACAACTCTATTTGACGGAATGTATTATGAGTGTACATACAATGGAGATAAGAAAGAAATGTATATAGATGCTTATAAGAAATGGGAAAACTATAAAGTTAAAAGAAACAATTAAGTCTTAAATACTAAGACTTTTTTTTATTTTGCCCTAAGTATGGCTTAAACTGCTATAAAATCGTCTTGTGTGCGTTTAGTGTGCAAGGGGATAAATATTAATCACTAAATAAAATAAATTGTGTCACAAGGCTCATAGAGGTTTGTGGGATAAGGAGGAAAGGTATGTTAAAGAAAGATTTATTAAAATTAATAGAAAATATTGAAGATGAAGCTTCAGTTGATGAGGTTTTATCAAAAAGTGATTTTGCAAAGTCACTTTTACAAAGTGGCCTAACTTTAAATGCATTTAAAGAAAAAATGAATGAACCAGAGTTCAAGTCTTTTCTGGATTCTATAAAGGATAAGCATTTTGAAAAGGCTTTGGAAACTTGGAAGTCAAATAATTTACAAACAATTATTAATGATGAAGTTCTTAAGGCTACAGGTAAGAAGAAAACGCCAGAGCAATTGAAAATTGAAGAGTTAGAAAAGAGAATGTTAGAAAGTGAAGCAAAAGCTAAAAAAGCTGAAAGGATAGCGAAGTATAAAGATGTACTTGCTGAAAAGAAAATTCCTATGGAAATGATAGAATACTTTCTAACAGACGATGATGAAACAACAATGACTAGAATTGATAATTTTAAAACTTTTGTTGACGATATTGTTAATACAAGTGTAAAAGAAAAAATTGCTAGCGGCAGTTATACACCTCCGGGGGAAAATGGATCTGGTGATTTTACTGTAGATGATATTGCAAAAATGATGATGTAAAAATAAAAATTTAAGTAAAAAGGAGAATGATATTATGGCAAATACAATTCAATATGCAACTTTATTTCAACAAGCTTTAGATAAAGCCGCAGTAGCTAAATTAACATCAGGATGGATGGACGCTAATGCTGGACAAGTTATTTATAATGGTGGAAAGGAAGTAAAGATTCCTAAAATTAATATGGATGGATTAGGGGATTATTCAAGAGCTAATGGTTTCACACAAGGTTCAATAACTCTTGAATATGAAACTAAGACAATGACACAAGATAGAGGAAGAACATTCATGTTAGATTCTATGGATGTTAATGAATCTAATTTTGTAGCTAATGCAACTAATGTAATGGGACAATTCCAAGCTACTAAAGTAGTACCTGAAATTGATGCTTATAGATATTCAAAAATTGCTAGCTTAGCTATAGCTGGAAATGTAGCAACAGGTGGAAACACAATTACTGAAGCAAATGTATTAGAACTTTTAAAGGCAGACATAACTGCAATAGAAGATATTGTTGGTGATATTCCACTAGTAATAACTATGGCAACTCCTATAGCTGCGTTATTAGATCAAAGTGAAAAAATAAGCAAAAGATTAGATGTTACTGAATTTACTAAGGGTGATGTTACTACTAAAGTAAAATCATTTGATGGACATCCAATAATAAAAGTTCCAAGTGCAAGAATGAAAACTGCTTATGTATTCTATGATGGTAAAACAGCTGGACAAACTACAGGTGGTTTTACAGCAGCTGAAGGAGCTAAAAATATTAACTGGATAATTACTCCAATGTATGCTCCAATTGCAGTTAATAAGACTGATAAGATTAGAATATTTGATCCAAATACTAATCAAGATGCTGATGCATGGAAGTTAGATTATAGAAAATATCATGATTTATGGATAATGGATGAAGCATTAAAACTTTGCAGAGTAAATATTAAAGAAGCTTTAGAATAGGACTAGGTATTTTGCCTAGCCCTTTTTCTTTATATGAAAGGAGATGTTAGTATGGAATTTAAATATAAGTTAAAGAGAATGAATGTTGTAAAAGTTACAAATGAAGAAGAGGTTAAAGATAAACTTATTGCACAAGGATATGAGTTAATAGAGAAGAAAAAGAAAGAAGAAAAACCTAAGAAGTAGGTGTTTATATGGAAATATCTATTGAGCAAAAAAAGGCTATAGCAGTTATAAAAAATTATTTAAATGTAGATTGGGAAGATGAGTACATTTTAACTAAATATGATTTTGTAATAGAGCAATTAATAGAGAATAGTAAAATGGCTGCAAATGCTAGTATAAAATCTATATCTGAAGGTAATCAATCAATTTCTTATAAAGATAATTCAGGACCGTGGACTATAACTGATGATATTAAAGCTATGTTACCTAAGCCTTATATAAAAATGTTCTATTAGAGGTGATGCTATGGCAGTATTAATAAAAAATGCAGATATAACCGTGTATAACAAGTATTATGATTTAGCTAGTGATACCTATAAGTATAAAAGAACAGTTGTAAAGGGTGTTAACTGGCAGAGTAAAAGGAATGGAACTGTTAGCGATAAAGGTTTATTACTGGCAGATAGCACACTTATATTTATAGATAAGTTGGATAATTATGTTAGTCCTAAAAGATTTGCTAAGCTCCAGCCTATAGAAAGGGAGAGATATTTCACATTTGCTCCAGGAGATAAAATTGTTAAAGGTGAAGTTGAGTTTGAGGTTATAGGAGTAAAACCTTATAGAATTGCTGACTTGGAGAATGAATTTGACCATGTAATTGATATAAAATCTGTGACTGAGTTGTCGGACCATTTTGAAGTTGAAGGTGTATAGTTATGGCTGCTAGAGTAAGAATTAAGATGGATGATACAGGGAGAATACTCTTGAAAAGAGCTTTAAATAAAGACGGTCAAGCACAAGAGAGATTTACCAAAGAATGTGCTAAGTGGATGAATAACTATGTTCCTTTTCAAAGTGGTAGACTTAAAGATATGATGGTTGAGATAAAAACAAGCAAGGTTATATATAATGCTCCATATGCAAAGAAACAATATTACACTAATAAAGGTGCAGGAAAGCAAGGTACCTCAATTGGTGGTTTACGCGGGAAGTTTTGGGATAAGCGTATGTGGAGCGATAAAGGAAATGATATAGTAAAAGCCATAGCACAATTTGTAGGAGGTAGGAGTAAATGATAATAAAAGCTTTAAGAGATTATATAAGAACTTTTGAATGTTTAGAAACCTTCAACAATGCTATTAGAGTAAATGTTAATTATTTAGAAGAAAATCCAGATACCT